GGAAATTATGATGGACCGGCACTTAAGGTGTTAGCTGGTATTGCTGAAGATGTTGCTTTCCCCTTAGTCGATTTCAATGGGGATCTCATTGAATTCTATGGAAGTAATCCATCAGGTCACCCACTCACTGTGATTATCAATGGCTTGGCAAATTCGCTATATATGCGATATTGCTATGCTCATTTACATCCAGACAAGCATTGTCGTGACTTCAAAGAGAATGTCGATTTAATGACGTATGGAGATGACAACATTATGGGAGTTAGTGATAAAGCTCCATGGTTCAATCACACCTCAATCCAGCAAGTTTTGAGTGACGTTGGAATCACATACACTATGGCAGACAAAGAATCCAAATCTGTGCCTTACATTGACATCAAAGAAGCCAATTTTCTGAAAAGGAGTTGGCGATTTGATGAGGACGTAGGCAACTTTGTTTGTCAACTTGAACATTCTTCGATTGAGAAATCGCTTGTTATAGGTGTGAAATCTAAGACTGTGTCTCCTGAGGCACAAGCGGTTGATATCATATCTTCAGCATTGCGAGAGTACTTCTGGTATGGCAGAGATATCTTTGCTTGTAAAACCAGGATGTTCCAAGAAGTGGTGGAGGACTTGGAGCTGACCCCATGGGTACAAGAGTCCACATTTCCATCATGGAGTGATCTCTATGATAGTTATTGGGCGGGGAAGAAGAAAATTCCTTTCACTAATGATGTGGAAGAAGAGATCCCTTGAGGATCTAATGGCCTGCGCTTTACAGGTGTCAGCAAAAGAAAAGTTATATGTAATAGTTACTGAGTAAGAAAATAAAAATTGTTTCCGTGAATGTTCTTATTAGAATGGATTTCATATATATACATACCAGGGCGTTCCCCAAAATCTCTTTTTAGAGATGGTTCGGTTTGTAGCCATTAATTGCGTAAACAACTCGGTAGCTTATGGGTGTAAGCTGCCGTTTTAAAACCACCTGCACAAAATCAAAATATAGGAAGGTTAGATGAATTCCAAGAGCTTCTGACCCTATCCGACGAAAGACTTGGTCGACTAGTTCGGGAATCATGGGTTCCTGGACAATACTTAAAATTTAAGAGAATGCTGTGGCGTTTTCAACAAATTAGTGCTGTTCGAGTCAATATGATGACCCCAGCACAACAAGTGCAACTTTTGCACGATCTGGAAGCTCGATTAGCTTTCAATCAGCCACAGCCCGTACCAGACCAGCCACAATTTGTTCAGGATCCTGATCCAAATGATGAACATCAGTATGAAATTCAATCAACTGATATAATTGAGGATGGTTTGGCCGATTCTACAACTGCACAACATGAGACAGTGAATTTTCACGATCTTGCAGTAGGAGAATCAGTGGGAGAGACATATTCTCCCCACAGTATTATAATCGATGACAAAGTTGAGACAGCTGATTTAGCAAGTTTTCTCGCACGACCTGTGCGCATTGCAAACATTTCGTGGACAGAACCACAAGCAGTTGGAACAACATTGGCCACTTTGGATCCTTGGAACTTATTTTTCAATAATAGCACTATACGCTATAAGCTGAACAATTTTGCATTCTTGAGGGCGAATTTAAGGCTTAAGATTGTTGTGAATGCGTCACCATTTTATTATGGTGCAGCTTTGCTATCATATCAGCCACTCCCCGGATTCACCCCATCGACTATCATCGATGATGGTACCACGCGTAAACTCATCCCTTATTCGCAACGACCACACTTATGGATTTATCCACAAACGTGTGAGGGTGGAGAGATGATTTTACCATTTTTCTGTCAGCGAAATTGGTTGAGGGTTCAAACTTTGAGCGACTTCACCAATATGGGACAACTGACGATGTTGAATTATACGAAATTAGCCAGTGCGAATGCAGTGGTTGGCACTGGAGTGTCGATCCAGATTTATGCATGGGCTGAGGATGTTATTTTATCGTCTTCGACAGTTTCGTTAGCTTTGCAATCTAAGGATGAATATGGTACTGGTCCTGTTTCATCTATTTCTTCTACAGTAGCCTCTATGGCAAGCAGAATGAAGTCAATACCATACATTGGTAAATTTGCAACAGCGACAGAAATAGGTGCAAATGCTGTCACTGGAATAGCCAAACTATTTGGTTTCACAAACGTTCCAGTTATAGAGCCAGCATGTCCATTTCGCCCAACACCATTTCCACAGTTTGCTTCCCCTGAGATTGGTTTTCCTGTGGAAAAGTTGACTATAGATTCAAAGAATGAATTGAGTATCGACCCATCAATTCATGGACTACCATCCGTAGATGAGTTAGCTATATCGCACTTAGTGCAGCGACCTTCATACTATTTTCAGACCACTTGGTCTACGACGGATGCTGTTGATACCATTCTAATGGCCACACGAGTGACCCCCTTTACTTTTCAAACAACAGGTAATCTTGCCAATGATAATGTCTATATGACACCTATGGCCATGGTTGCTTCACTGTTTTCGGAATGGCGCGGAGATATTATATATACATTTAAATTTATCCATTCCAAGTATCACAGGGGGCGTGTTCGCATCTCTTTTGACCCACAAGGTTCGTCAACCACGAACATCATCAATACCATTGATAGCAGTGCGGCTGTTTTCACTGAGATAGTTGATCTGGGGGAGCGTGAGGAGATTGAGATTCGAGTACCATACCAACAGGCAGCTGCCTTCCAAACATGTAAGTCAACATTTGCAAGTAGCAATGTTCCTTATACGAATGTTGCTGCTCCAGCATATACCACTGATGCCAATACGGACAATGGCACGATAGTGATGAGAGTATTGAACATTCTTACGGCGCCTGTGGCAACATCGGCAATTACAGTCTTGGTTTCTGTACGTGGGGCTGACAATTTGCAGTTTGCAAATCCTGTCACCCCGGCGTCAGATTTAACACAATTTATTGTGCAGTCACA